TTCCGGGCGGATCGGCCCGGCCAGCACCGGGGTATTCCGGAGATCACGCCGGCGCTGCCATTGTTCGCGCAGCTGCGGCGCTACACGCTGGCGGTGATCGCCGCCGCCGAGACCGCCGCCGACTTCGCGGCCGTGTTGTTCACCGACGCGCCGGCCAACGGCGAGGCCCAGGCCCTCGAGCCGATGGACGTGGTCGAGCTCGAGAAGCGCATGGCCACCGTTCTGCCCGACGGCTGGCGGCTTGGCCAGATCGAGGCGCAGCAACCGGCGACCAGTTACGCCGAGTTCAAGCGGGAGATCCTCAACGAGATCGCGCGCTGCCTGAACCTGCCGTACAACATCGCGGCCTGCAACTCCTCGGGCTACAACTACGCCTCGGGGCGACTGGACCACCAGACGTACTTCAAGAGCATCCGCGTCGAACAGGCCCATCTGGCCGAGGCGGTGCTCGACCGCATCTTCGCCGCTTGGATCGACGAGGCCATGCTCACCTCGGAGCTGTCGGCGCTTCGCACCATGCCCGGCGTGCCGCACCAGTGGTTCTTCGACGGCACCGAGCACGTCGACCCGGCCAAGGAGGCCAACGCCCAGGCGATCCGCCTGGCCAGCAACACCACCACCCTCGCCGCCGAGTATGCCCGCCAGGGCAAGGACTGGGAGACAGAGCTGCGCCAGCGGGCCAAGGAGAAGCAGTTGATGGCTGAGCTGGGCCTGAGCGGCGGCCAGGTGCAGCCGGTCGAGGATGACGAGGAAAGCGAGGCCGACCGTGCCGCTGCCTGAGAAACGCCCCGGCGAGGGGCATGAGAAGTTCATCGCCCGGTGCATGGGCGATGGCGTGATGGTCCGGGAGTACCCGGACGCCGAGCAACGACACGCGATCTGCGAGAGCCAATGGACTCGTGCTACGCAGCGAAACGCTGCTTCGCAGAGCAAGGAAGGATCGACACGGATGTCGAGCGAAAGCACCCAGCAGCCTGACTACCTCACCTTCCGTTGTCCGCTGACCGTTGAGGCGGCGGACGACCCCGAGAAGAAGATGCCCCGCTTCCGCATGGTCGCCTACACCGGCGGGACGATGCGGATCGCGGGCTTCCCGCACCCGGTCGTGGTCGACCTGGAGGGCCTGGCCATCGAGCGCCAGGACATCCCGGTCCGCCTGGATCACAACCCGCGCCAGGGGGTGGGCCACACCCAGCGCGTGGTGATCGAGAACGGTCAGGTCATCGCCGAGGGCCTGGTCAGTCGCGACACCTCGTGGGCGCGCGACGTGGCCAAGAGCGGCGTCAACGGCTTCCCCTGGCAGGCCAGCATCGGCGCTGCCGTCGTGGACGCCGAGTTCTTTCCCAACGGCCAGCAAGTGACAGTCAACGGAAGGACCTTCGACGGGCCCGTGCACGTGGTCCGCAAGGCCATCCTCAAGGAAATCTCGTTCGTCGACAGCGGCGCGGACACGGCCACCTCGGCACGCATCGCCGCCCAGAGCAAGGAGCAAGCTTCCATGGACGGAAACGACACCACCACCCCTGCGCAGGACACCCCTCAACAGAGCGCCGAGCAAGCGGGCCGGCAGGATGCGGGACAGACGGACGTCCAGGCGCCCGACACCGACGCGCCGGGGGACGCCACCGGTGGGCCCGAGCCGAAGACGCCGCCAACGCAGACGGCGGGAAGCGATGCCCCTGACGGGGAGCTGCAGCCGCAGCCGAAGCCGCAGGCGCCCCAAACGCCAGCGACTGCCGGCACCGTCAATGCATCGGCCGTCGCCGAGGCCGACGACGATCCGGTGAGGCAGGTGCGTCAGCGGATGGCGGCCGAGACGCGGCGCGTCGAGGCGATCCGCAAGCTCTGCGGCGGCAAGCACCCCGACCTCGAGGCCCAGGCCATCGAGGAAGGCTGGGACGAGACGAAGACCGAGCTGCACGTCCTGCGTGCCAGCCGGCCGAAGGTCCCTGCGGTCGCTCCCGCCCAGCAGCCGTCCAGCCCACAGGTCTTCGAGGCCGTGGCCCTGATGGCCTCGGGGCTTCCCGCCGGCCGCGTTGAGGCGGTCTTCGCCGAGCCGATCCTCGAGGCCGCCGACAAGCTGCGGGGCGCGGGCATCCAGGAGTTCTGCGAGCTGGCGTGTGGTCAGCAGCTGCCGCGCTTCCGGCGTGACGCCAGCGGCTGGCTCCAGGCTGCCTTCAGTACCGCCAGCCTGCCGGGCATCCTCTCCAACGTCGCCAACAAGATGCTGCTGGAGGGGTACAACTACGTCGAGGACGCCTGGCGGAAGATCGCCAAGGTTGCGTCGGTCAACGACTTCAAGATGCACAGTCGTTACCGGATGACGGGGGACTTCGCCTTCCAGAAGGTCGGCCCGGACGGTGAGCTCAAGCACGGCAAGGTCGATGAGCAGAGCTTCGGTCAGAAGGCCGACACCCACGGGATCATGTTCGCCCTGACGCGCCAGATGATCATCAACGATGACATGGGCGCGTTCACGGACATCCCCCGCCAGATCGGCATGGGCGCCGCGGAAAGCATCGCCGACGCCACCTGGGGACTGTGGCTGGGCAACCCCGTCCAGGCCGACGGCAAGGCGTTCTTCCACGCCGACCACAAGAACTACGACGAGGGCGCCGACACCGCGCTGAGCGTCGATGGCCTGACCGCCGCCGAGGTGCTCTTCGGCGAGCAGACCAAGCCCAACGGCCGGCCGCTCAGCGCCACGCCCCGGATCCTGCTGGTGCCGACGGCGCTGAAGGTCCCGGCCGAGATGCTCATGAAGAGCCTCCAGCTCAACGAGACCACCACCGCCAACAAGGCCAAGCCGTCGGCCAACCCCCACGTCGGCAAGTTCGACGTGGTCAGTTCGGTCTACCTGTCCAACGCCAGCTTCACCGGCGCGTCGAGCAAGGCCTGGTACCTGCTGGCCGACCCGAACCGGCTGCCGGCGATCGAGATCGCGTTCCTCAACGGTGTGGATCGGCCGACCGTCGAGAAGACCGACGCGGACTTCAACACGCTCGGCATCCAGTTCCGCGGGTACATCGACTTCGGTGTCCGCGAACAGGACCACCGCGGCGCGCTGCGAATGAAGGGCGAGGCGTAATCGAAAGGGCCCCGCCCCTTCGCCGGACCGCGTGATTCCTTCAGACCATCAAGGAGCAACGACTCATGGCAACCGCAACATTCGTGCATGACGGCGGCAGCATCGACTACACCCCCGGCGCCGACGTGGCGGCCGGCGCGGTCGTGGTCCAGGGAGAACTGATCGGTGTGGCCAAGCGCCCCATCGCGGCCAACGCACTCGGGGCGCTGGCGGTCGTGGGC